GGTATCACGGCCACAGCAGTGGCGTCCGCTGGCCCGACGCCTGGCGCGACAAGGCTTCTGTCGTCCGGCGCCTGGTCGGCGAGGGGCAGAGCCATGAAGCAGTGGCCGAGGCCACGGGCCTGCCAGTGGTCGACGTGCGGGCGATCCTGGTCGCCCAGGGCGCCACGCGACCCTGTGACCCCGATGCGCAGGGCTTCGCCACCTTCGACCCGGAGCCTGCTGACGAGATGGAGGTGGGTCCAGAGTTGCGCCGGTCCCTGGAGATCGCCGACAATGCCCATCTCGGCCTGAGCTGGGCCGATCAGCGGATGCTCGAGCACAGCTGGCGGCACACGCCCCGCCGGCACACGCTGGCCCGGCTGCCCCATGCTCAGTTCGTGGCCATGGCGACGGGGATCATCCGCGGCGTCCGGCTGCCATCGCGGGAGGACCAGCTGGACCTGTCGCTGGGGGTGCCCGCCCGCAACGCCCCAGGTTCCGGCGAGGCCGCTGCAGCCCGAGTGACGCAGCCGGCGGAGATCGTCCGGGCGGTCGAGCAGCTGGCGCTATTCGGAATCGGGAAAGCTGAGGCAGCAGGGGGCCGGGTCGGCAGTGCGCCAGCGTCTAAACCATCCGACAGACAAGGGCAACCTGCCGTCGTTCCATCATCCGCGGCTGACTGAAGTCCTAGCGGAGCTGGATCTGGTCGGCGACTGCTGGGACCTGCTCCGCAAGAGCAAACGGCAGTACCTGACGAAGGAACCCGGCGAGCCGAAGCAGGCCTATGGCGGCCGAGTCGAGCGCAGCAGCTACCCCAGCTTCTACCGCGACGCGATCAGCGCCTTCGCTGGTGTGCTTAGCCGGTATCAGCTGCGCGATGCGCCGAAACGGCTGGAGGCCGAGGCGATCAACAACATCGACGGCCGGGGTAACAGCCTCAGGGCCTGGGGCCTGATCGCCGATGCGCTGGCCCTCCGCGATGGCGGGGTGCTGGTGATGGTTGACCTGCCAAAGGGGCGCCCGCAGAGTCGAGCGGAGGAGCGTGCGGCGCGACGGCTGCCGCGGTTCAGCTTTGCCGAGCGCCGCAACGTCCTGAACTGGCGCATCGACCCGGACCTGCTGATCCCCTCGCAGGTGACAGTGCTCGAATGGCTGGAGGTAGACGACGACGACTACGGCTCCAAGCTGGTGCCTCACTACAGGGTGATGAAGGGAGGTACGTGGGAGTTACTGCGCATCAAAGGGGCAGACACGGTTCGCGGTAGTGCCAGCACCGCCGCAATCGAGAGGGCGGATGCTGGCGAGTTCACCGGCGCATCGGGTCAACGCCTGACCCATCCGCCCTGTCGGTGGTACTCAGCCAACCGGCACGACGAGTTCGGCGAGGGCGCTCCGACCCTGCTGGCACTAGCAAACCTGACCCTGGACTGGTTCAGGGAGTACAGCGACCTCAAGGAGCTGCTCCACAAGACCGCGCTGCCGGTCGCCTGGATTCGCGACCCGTCGCGACTGCCAAACACTCCGCTGACCCTGGGCCCGAACAGCATCATCGAGCTCCGGGGCGACAACGCCGAGATCGGCTTTGCCGAGGTGAACGGCGGCAGCCTCGACAAGCACCTGCAGCACCTGGCCGGAATCGAGAAGCTGATCGATCGCAGCACCCTGTCGTTCCTGTTCAGCGGAGCGGGGGAGCGCACGGCGACACAGGCGGAGCTGGAGAGCGCCCAGATCCAGGCCACGCTGACCAGTCTCGGGGAGGCGAAAAGCAGCTGCTGGGAGAGCCTGTTCCAGCTGTGGGGCGACCTGTCCGGCGACCTGCCCGGCAAGAATCCGGGCCTCGATCTGCTGCCGGGTATCACGGACAAGCCCGTCGACGATGCCCTGCTGAGCCTCGCCGGCAACCTCTACGACAAGGGCCTGCTGATGCGGGAGACGGTGGTGGCACTGGCGCAAAAGCGGGGGATGCTGCGGCCTGGCATCGATGCCACGAAGGAGACCGCCCAGCTGGTGGAGGCCGACGCCGACGCCGAGGCCAAGCTGAACCCACCGCTGCCGCCGGTGGATGAGTTCGGGGATGAGGAGGAGCCGGAGGACGAGGATCAGGCGAGCTGACGGGAAAGATGAGGTAGCACCGATTGCCTCATGGCCCGCCGCACTCGCGCCTACACCCGTGATAGCCGCGGCAGGTTCGCCAGTTCTCCCGGTGGAGGCCCCAAGGCCAAACCGAAACCACGGACCAGCTTCCGCCAGCGCCAGGCCGTCAGCCTGGCACGCAGCCGCGGCCAGACCGGCAGGCTTGGCAGTGCCACGAAGGCCGCCAAGGCCCGGCTGAAGGCCACCAAGGCCCGCACCGGGGCCGGCGCCAGCCCGCAGCAGAAGGCAGCACTCACCAGGGCCAAGCGGATGGCGTCGGCGCTGGCTGGAGAAAGGCGGGTGAAGGTCGCCGCGAAGGCGGGAGTGATGAAGGGCAGAGTGCGGACAAGGAAAGCAATGCCACGCGAGATCAGCCGTGCGCGAGCTGGCTCGCAGCCAGCAGCAGCCAGCAAGAAGCAGCCGCTAACCATGGAGCAACGAAAGCGGGCGCTGCTGCGTGTTCATGGGGCCGCAATGGAGAAAGACCTGTCAGCTCGAAAGGGTATATCAAGAATACAGGTTAGGGACATTCTTGATAATGGCAGTCCCGAGGTTGTGGTGCGCAACGTTAAAAAATGGGTTGCGCGAAATCGAAAGTCAATGAGCAAGCCGCAGGCTGCATCCAAGGCCACCAGAAAACCGCGAGCGGCGAAGCCACCATTGCGACCCGAATATGTAGAAATCGTTGCAGAAAACAAGCGCAAGCTCCAAAGCCTAAACCGTCGAATCAGCCAGAATCCGCCGGGAGTGGCTGAGTTGAAATGGGAACGCAAGGCAGTGCGGTTCAGGATTTTAACGCTTGAGTCGGAGGGGCGAGCAAAAGAAGCGCCTGTCAAAGGGGCTAAGTCAAGCAGGGCCTGGTTTGAGGTGTAACCCATGGCCTCCCCGGGTGATCGCCAGCAGCAACTTGTCAACGACTACGCCGATGCGCTCGATGCCTTGGCCAGTCGCAGCCACGAAAACACCAAAGCGGCCCTGGCGCGGGCCTTGGCGCGGACCTTGCGCGACCTGCGCCGGTTCTATGGGCAGGTGACCGACCCGGACCTGCCCAGTTATGCCTCGGCCGATGGGGAAACCCGCCGGCCTGGCGCCTACTCAATCGCCGACCGCAGCGCCAAGTTCAAGGCCCTGCTGAAGCTGGCTCAGGGCTTCCTGCCTGACGCCATGCTGCAGCGCATCGATGCTCAGCTCCGGCGGGACTTTGCTGAGGCCGTGGCCCTGGGCGGCGAGCTGGGCCAGCAGTTGGCGCAGATCGCCAACCCTGACGCTCCGGCACAGGGCACCTTCGTGGGCGCCTCCAGGGCTGCCGTTGCGGCCGCTGCGGCCACTGCGAGCGCCTACATCAGGGGCGAGGTGGAGAGCTTCCGGGACAACATCGCCCGGATCGTCACCGATGGCGTGGGTCGCGGTGCTGTGGGCCGCCAGATCGAGAGTGAGGTTCGCGCCGCCCTGCTGGGGGCCCGTGACCCGCAGGGCCTGAACAACACCATGGGCCTGGCCCAGCGTGCGGAGCTGATCGCTCGATCGGAGTTGGCCAATGCCTACGTCGGCGCCCAGAAGGCCGCCGCGGCCCGCAATGGCTACGGCTACGCCCGGTGGATCGCCACCAAGGACGAGCGGACGTGCTCCACCTGCGCGAGCCGCCACGGCCGGATCTACCGGCTAGATCAGATGGTCGGGACTCAGCACCCGCGCTGTCGGTGCTCCCTGTCCCCCGTGGCCACTGAGGCCGTCGAGGAACCGGATCCCACGCTGCGAGCGTCCCTGTTGCGGGAGGCGTACTGGGAAAGGGCCCGCGAGCAGATCACCGCATCATTCGCCGAGGGCAAGGGCTGGCCACTGGAGAGGGCCTCGAAGGTGCTGGAGGCGGCTGTGCTCAAGCCATCGCCGAGCGAAAAGCGGCAGTACCCGGGGATCGAGCGAGCGCCGGAGCCGGTTGGATGAGCGATCCCAGCTGGCGCCAGTTCCGGGCGATCCCATTCGATGTGACGGCGGCCGCAGTGATCAAGGCCCTCGACATTGAGGTGCCAGCAGAGGGCCGGCCGACCAGCTTCAGGGCCGAGGGATTCCTGGCCACTGTGACAACCGCGGGCGATTGGCTGGTGATGACAGCCGGCGAGGCGCGGCCTGTTGCTGGCCCTGGCGACGTGTTGCGAGCAGCGAAACTGCCAGCCGGCACCCCCTCGGGGGATGCGCTGCGTCAGTGGCTGAGGATGTGGGGCTGGCGGCCGAAGTCGGAGCAGGCCCATCCGGAGCCGCAGGAGCAGACGCCGATGGTGACCTGATCGGGAAATCTGAGGCAGAGGCGGGTTTCACGGTGGCGAAAGGCGGCGGCAAGCGACGCAGTTATGTGCGGGACGGCCGCGGCCGGTTTGCATCCACTCCCGGCGGCGGGGGGCCCAGCGGCAGCAAGAAACCCGCCAGGAAGGGCCGCAGTGCCAGCACCGGCAGGCCGCAGCCCCGCACCTTCCGCCAGCGAGGCCAGGCACAACTCGATCGCCGGCCGGGGCAGGGTGGCTACCTGGGCAAGGCCACCAAAGAGGCAAAGGCTCGCCTGAAGGCCGCCAAGGCGAAACTCAAGGCCAGCCCCAGCGCTCAGCAGCGTGCGGCCGTGACGCGAGCGCAGATCAGGGCGGAGGGGGCGAGTCCTGCCACCAGGCTCAAGCGCAGCGGCACACCGGGGACGCTGAAGGGCGCGAAGGGGCGCCGGATGAAACCGGGGGCAGCAGGGGCCAATGCTAAAAAAACCAGCCAAAAAGTATTAACGCCAGAGCGCATTAAATCCGCAAACGACAAACTTAAAACTAAGCTGACAGAAGTTCTGAACGAACTTCGCAAAGTTGACAACGCTAAGAGTCGCGACAATTCGCCTATGTCGCCAGGGTCTGGCTTTAGCCCTCGCTATCAAAAGTTAATCGCAAGAGAGGTAAAAGCCGGTAGACAGCTAGAGTCTCTACGGAAAGCCGCTAAAAAGCTGAAGCAAATTGAACTGATCTACACCCCTGAGAAATACGGGTTTGCTCGGGGCACAAGCCAACGAAAGGCATTGGCGAGCGAAATTCGCGCAGCCCGCGGCCGGCTCATGTCTCTCCGGCGCGGGCTGATCGCTGCTGAAAAGGCA